TCAGAGCCACAATGGACGCTGACCACCGACAGTCGGGTGCGGCGGTGCCGGGTCAATGGCTCCCGGAGTAACAATAAAGCGCTCTATCGTTTCCATTGTCATAAACGTGCAACTACAGTTGATGTTCTGGCACTGGTGGTAGCGCTCTTTCGTATTTTCGGTTAGATAGCGGCTTGTTCGCGCATGTGCGGCATGATGGCACTTCGGACAATGAAACATAACCCACCTCTTATTCTCAGTTAGTGAATCAATGATAATCATCAATTCACTTTTTGTGAATACATTTTATTCATCATCCGATTCCGCGCTGTACTCCACATCAGAGAGTTTAACCTCAAGCTCTAAGCCCGTCGTGAAGCCGCTATTATTCAGATTGTGAGTAACCTTACTGATTAACCAAGATTGCTCGTCTATGACGCGCTTAAAGCCTGACACGCGCACCGGCACCTCAGGGAATAAATCAGCCCTACCAAGCGCCAGCGTAATTGAAAACTCCGCAACGCCACGCTGTAGCTTATCCCACTTAGCCTGAGCGGCGCGCATCGCCTGCGCCTTAGAAGCGTAGACAGTCGTCAGCGCCAGCACGTTATCAGCCTCACCGGCCATATACTCACCCTCGCGCGCCTCCGGCTCTTTTTTGGCCTTTGTCTTTTTGCTAACCGGCTTTGCTTTCGGGTGCTCCAGTGCGCGCAGGTGCTTCTCTTTTGGCTTACGTTTCAGTGTTACTTTCTGCTTTTGCGGCTTCGGGTCTTTGGTGTGCAACCATTTTGCCGTTACGCCGGTATAAGCCCCACGGTCGGCAATGGCAAACTGGTGACGGTCGCCATCACTGCGGGTCAGCGTCATTTGTGGGACTGGTTTACCGCTGGCCGTCATCGCACTACCGGCTTTCAGAAACAGGAGTTTCCCCGCTTTCACTGACACCGCCGCCCCATTGCGGTCAGCCAGTCGGGTCAGAAATACGGCGTCGGACTCCTGTGACTGGTCGATATGCGGCACCGGTATTTTTTTCAATGAATCCGCGACACTGGCCGTCAGTTTATTCCGCTTTGCAATGGTGCTGACCAGCTCACCGAGGGTTGTGTCGTGCCACGATTCTTCACGCCGTGAATTGAGCGTTCCGCGAAAGTCTGCACTACGCGCCCGGATGGTCAGGGTATCAGGCGCGCCCCGATGCTCAATCTCATCGACCGTGAAATCGCCCTTATTCAGAAGCGCGGAACCCTGCCACCCAAGCCACAGCGTCAGCACCGCCCCGCGCAGGGGTAACTCGACTTTGCCGTCGGTGTCGTCTAGCTCAATGTCGAGCTGGTCAGCCTCAAAACCCCTGTTGTCGGTCATGGTAAGAGAAATCAGCCGGTCACTAAAATTGCTGGTAATGTCCTGGCTGTTCAGTGTCAACATAAATGCCGGAGCAAGGCTGGTACCGGCATCAATAGTCATACCCGTAATCATGCTGTCAGCCCTCCGAGCGCACCCTGCAGCTTATCAGTGAGATTACCGGCAGAGCCGAGAAGCTCGCTGGTCTGCTTATTCAGGTCGCCAAACATTGCCGTCAGTGATTCGTCGACCCGTTTCAGCGAAAGGGTGAAATCAATCTTTCTGGCCGCGCCGTCGCTGAAAAACTCGGCATGCGTGGTCGACACCTTATCGACGATATACATCCCGAAGATATTGCCGGTTCCCTCAATAAGCGGCCATGCTCTGCCCTCGTCGGCCATCAATTCAACAGCCAGCAGGGATATGCGACCGCCGGTAATAGCAGGGTAAAGCGTACCGGCAAGCTGGATCGAGTTCTCTCCCTCGCCGAGAAACTGATATGCAGGAGGTTTCCCGACCCGGTCATTAGACGCCCAGCGATAATCTTTCGAGTGTTGCATCGACTGATAAGGCAGGGTGCGGCGTTCAAACACAAACATTCCAAGCGCAAGCATCATCGTTTATTCCTCTCAGTCATGGCTCATACTGGCACGCTGACGCGCACGCTTTTCGCGCTCAATCTGTTCGAGCGTGTCGCGTAGCTGTCTGTCAAGCTGATGCCCCGGCGCAACACCTCCCGGCAGAGTGATGTTGTATTCGCTTTTGCTCTGGTCAATGTAAGAGCGCCCCGCCGGTGCGGTAACTGGCTGATAAGCCTGATAGCCGCCATATGTGCTGGTTGCCGGGATGTAGGAATTACCCTGCGTGGCGGCATTGGTTTTGGCGGCAGTCTGGTCGAGGCTGTCCGATTCTTTGTTGATGATGCCGAGTTTTTCGAGAAGCCAGTCGACACCGCTGCGCAGCTTGTTAAAAACATTGAGCGGAGCCATCAAGGCAGAGGCCAGTGCCTGACCAAATATGACGCCGACATTTTTGCAGCTATCGAGCGTCTCCTGCGTGGCCTTGACTGGTGCAATCAGGTCTTTGAACCACTGCCAGACGCCGCGCAGTTTCTCACCAAGTCCGTCAAAGATTGGTGCTAATGGAGCGAACATTTCCCCGACCGGTGCAAAGGCACTCATGATGCCCTCAATCACCCCCGAGAAAAATGCGCTGATGGGCTCCCAATATTTGCGGATGAGTAGCGCCCCGGCCACAATCGCCGCACCGACGGCCACAATCGGCCAGGTAATCGCACCGAGCGCTGTCACAATGGCACCACCGGCGACGGTAAAGACCGTGCCCAGCATGCCAGCAGCGGCGACAATGGCATTAATCCCCATGACAACCGGCCACGCAACGAGACCAATACCGCCGATGATACCAATCAGAGCAAGTGCGCCACCGGCGATAATGCCGATAGTTTCCGCTAACTCCTTGTTATCTTTGATCCAGTTGTCGAGTTTTAACACATACCTCGTGGCGGTTTGGGTGAGTTTGCGCAGCGAGTCCTCTTGCTGGTCAAAAAGGTCAGTACCGACTGCCTCATAAGCAGACTGGAACTCTTTAAAGTCACCACCGAGGTTATCCTGCATAACCTTAACCAGTTCCTCGGTTTTACCGTCCGAGGCTTTAAACGCGGCAGTGAGCCGGTCAAGTTTGCCGCTTGAGGCCGCTTCCATCAGTACCGCCGCCGCCGAGCTGGCCTCCTCGCCGAAAATGGTTTTCATGTACTCGCCGCGCTGGCTTGTCCCGAGGTTGTTTTTCTCAAAGCTGCGCTGCATTTCTTTCAGGATGGAGAATATCGGGCGCGTGTTCCCCTTGCTGTCGGACGTTTTGACGCCGAGTTCCTTAATGGCCTCAAACGCTTTTCCGGTGGGAGCCTGCAGGCGGCTGAGAATGGCGCGGCTACCCGTGCCCGCCATTGACCCGGTGATTTTGGCGTCGTGCAGCGCACCGACCATTGCGGCGGTTTGCTCGATGCTCACCCCGGCATTTTTCGCCACCGGTGCGGCATAGGTCAGCGCGTCGCTCAGTCCGTCAAAATCGGCGGCCGTTTTGTTCATTGTCATCGAGAGAACGTCGCCAATGTGAGCAATCTTGTCGTTTGAAAGTTGAAACGCTGATTTCATCCCGGTCAGCAGCGCGGCGTTTTCCTCCATTGAGCGCCGGTTTGACAGCGCCATATTCAGCGTGACTGGCGTTGCCGCCTCAATGGCAGCAGCGTCACCGCCGCTTTTCGCAATGATGATTTGCGCGCTCGCTGCGTCATCTGCAGAGGCGGCAGTATTGTCGCCGAGCTGGCGCGCCTGTTTGCGTAGGGCCTCCATTTCTGGCGACTGCTTATCGACCCCGAGCACGGCCTGCAGTTCGGAATTTTTCTGCGCAAAGTCATAACCGGGCATCAGTAATTTAACCCCGGCCATCGTTCCCGCTGTCGCGATACCGACCCCGGCAGCACCTGCTGCGGCCATGTTACCGGCAAGCTCTTTACCTGATTTATATCGCTCTTTCACCCGGCCTAATTTCGCCTGCTGCGCACTGACGCGCGCCAGTGCCTCACGCTGGCGGTTAAGCTGCGCCGTCGTTTCGCTGATGGAGGTTTTGAGCCGACGCTCATCGGCAGACAGAGTGCGGGTGTTAATACCTGCCTGCATCAGTTCGGAGCGCTGGCGCTGTACCGAAGTTCTCAGGCTGTTGTATTTCGTCTGCAGCTCAGAGGCGGCTCGCTTTGCCGCTTCGAGTGCCTGCGCCTGCGCGCGGGTCGGACTGGTGGTGTTTTTAAACTGCACAGCCAGCTCACCGGCCTCGCGCTTCGCTTTCTCAAGCGACTGACTGGTTACGGCCAGTTGCGCACTTGCCTTACGAAAGCCGTCGATTTTCGATGCCTGACCGTTCAGGTCACGCAGCCCTTTTTGTGTGTCGCGAATATCACCTGAGAGGGTTTTACTCGCGGTCTGGATGGATTTAAGCGGTCGGGTCGCCTGGTCGACCGCTTTCAGCAATACCTCAAGCCTCAGGTTATTACTCATTGTGGTTTCCGCTACGCTGCAGCGCCTTTTCGCGCCATGTGATGAGCTCGGTCAGGCTCAGGGAATAGAGCTCTGATGGCGGCCAGTGGAATATCACCGCGATATCCGCCATCAGGTCATCTGTCGACAGGTCGGGCGGGAAATCTACTCCGCCGAAGCCGGTGACAAAAAACCAATCACCTTAGCGGCCAGCGACAGCATATCGGGCAGGTTCATCGCGGTCAGTTCCTGCGTGGTGAGCGCGGGATAGGTCATGCGGGGCAGGACTTTAATCAGCGCATCGACCTCAGACTGCGCCACCGCCGCCAGACTCACACCGCGCAGGGTACCGGCGTTCGGCTCAATCAGGGTGATTTTATCAATCGTCTGACCGGCGCGCTTAATCGGCTTGTCGAGGGTCACGACGTTCGGGTTTACGGTGTCAATTTCATTGTCAGCCGTATCAACAAATTCAGCGGGTTTACGTGGTGCTTTTGCCATGATGTTTTTCTCTGCTGTGACAGGGGATTAATAACCGGCCAACAGTGCTGGCCGGTCAGGGAATTACAGCCCGATTGCGCGGCGGTGCTGTTCCAGTCGGTCGACGCCGTTCACCTTCTCGACCATGTTGACGGTGTCGATTTCGATGACGTCGCTACCATCAATCGTCAGGCGGTAATAGGTGCAAATGGTCGATAATTTGGTCGAGGTGTTTTCACCCTGCTTATTTTCACCGCCGTCGATTTCTTTATGACGGCCACGCATGACCACCTCGACCGCGATGATTTCGCCGGTGTCGTCGCGCTGGTAGGATCCAGCAAAACGCAGCGGCACAGCGTCAGCACCCGGCGCGGCATATTGCGCCCACAGCGCCACATCTGGCAGGCCACCGACAGACCATTCGACGGTGAGCGCATCATCGTCGAGACCGAGGTCAATAGCCGCCGCGCCGTTCATACCGCCGCCGCGATAGTTTTCGAGCTTGCGGGTCAGCTTCGGTAGCGTCACGGATTCAACAACGCCCATGTAGCTGAGGCCGTCATTGAACATGTTCAGGTATTTGAGTTTGCGGGGTAGTGCCATGTTGTTTCAGGCTCCTTAGCTGTTGACCGATTCAGCCAGATTCACCAGATATTTATCGGTGATACGCTGGCGCAGGGTCAGGCTTTCCAGTGGTGGAACCGGCGTATAGTCGTAGTCGATATACAGTTTCCCGGCCTTGAGGGTTTCCTTATCGTTCGATTCCTCGTCGAACCAGCATTCGCCGTCCACGATGTAGCCGTTAGATTTCAGCTCGCGGAATTTGGCATTAATGCCGTCGACAATGTCACGGATGAGCGATGCGGTGATGGGCTTATCGACCGCCCACATGTGCGCCTCGGCCATCGTGTCGGCCAGCACCTGCGCGGTTCGGGTGTAGTTCTCAAACAGGAAAAGCGGGTCATCAGAGCAGGTGCGGTTACCCCAAAAGCGGAAACCATCTTTGCGCACCAGCGTCGTGACCCCGGCCTCGTTGAGCAGGTCAGCATCGGTGCCGGATGCCTGCAAATCCCAAAAGACTGAGGCGCTGATGCCGGTGACACCCTGCACGCCGACGTTAGACAGGGTTTTGTGCCACCCGACAGTCTGGTCGATGTAGGCACGCAGGCCAAGTGCGCGAGCGGTGGCGTAGGCTGTTGCGGTGGCGTTCGTGGCGGTGTCCCATGCGAGGAAGTCAGGCCAGATGACCATCAGCTCGCGCTGACTGAAATTCTCGCGATAGGCCATCGCCTCGGAAATGGTCTTACAGCCCCATGCGCTGACATAGCCAAAGGCGCGCAGGCTGATACAGACCGACGCAAGTGCGGTTGCGACTTCCTGCGTATCGAGACCCGGCACGCCGAGAATGCGCGGCTTAACGCCGGTGACGGCTTCGGCAGTCAACAGCGCTTTGATACCGGTGTATTTACCGTTCTCATCCGTGCCGCCGATGATATTAGAAATGGTCTGCGCTTCGGCGTCTTCTCCGGTACCTTCGGCAACACGCACGACAACGGTGACAGGTTTCGACTGGTCGGCGATAGCCTGCAGGGAGGCAGACAACGTGCCTTTTTTACCGGCTTTCGCAATGGCGCTCTGCACATTGGTAATCAGTACCGGCTCGTTGAGGGGGAATGTCGCGGCATCTGCATCGCTGGCCGTGCAGACCATGCCGACGATTGCGGTTGCGACAGTGGAAATGACGCGGGTGCCGTCGTTAATCTCAAGCACCTGCACGCCGTGGTGAAAATCACTCATCCGGTTAACTCCGTGGTTAGTGGGCGAGTGTTATTGTCCTGGCTGGTCTGGTGAGGGGCTATTTGTCGGCGATGGGCAGGGGATGACACATAAACAAATCATAAAAAAGACGGGCATCAGCCCGCCTTGCGTTATTCTGGTTTAACCGGCCACCTGATGTCCGGCACCGTGGAAGTGTCGACCGCGTTCAGCGCCTGAATGTATTTCACCCACTTAATCAGGATGGTCTTGTCATCATCACTGATGATGCCGAGCTGCAGCTCAGTTTGCCACAGGCTGATGGTACTTTGCGCCTCAGCCAGTAATGCGGATTTTTGCCGTTCAGCCTCCCGAACCTGACCACTTTTCTGCGCGTTTTCATCTGTGACCCACTCGCTACCGTTCCACTTATCATATGGCGTTGAAGGTGCAATAGTGGTCACGTCGTCAGCATACTCACCCGGAGAGGTAATATACACAGGCTGACCGGTTGCCGTGTCATAAACCGTTTCGCCCCGATGGTCTGCGACATACTCCCACCCGTCAAGGCTGGCTGTGCGACACACGGCAAAGCCGTCTTTTGCTTCGACTGGTGCATCGGTGCAGGAGTTAGCAGGAATACCCACCCCCACGGCCAGAAACTCGACTGATGACGTAAGATATTCACGCGTCATGCCATTGTAGTTATAGATGGTAATATCACCAGCCTTTGAGGCAATTCCGTTTTTGTTCAGTGTTGCTTTCGCCATTATGCAGCCCTCACGATGTAGTTAAATGCGATGTTGCGTGGTCGTGTCTCTGAGCTCCCAGCATTTTCAATTGCCTGAATCTGCCCGCCGTCTGGCTGGTTAATACCGTACGTCAGCGTCCCGTTTAAGCTGCCATCAATACCAATGACATTTCCGCTACCTGCGCTACCTGCGCTCATGAGCAATCTGTGCGAGTGGCTTTGATAGGCGTGGCTCTGACTGCTTAACAGTGCCCGACCTACATCAACCCCCCGGCTATCATCCCATCCACGAATAAACTCGCCTCGCATATCCGGTAGCACACCGGATGGATAGGTAACACCCAGCTTGCTGTATTTATTCTTATCAAATGGCGCACCATTTACTTTCAGAAATACCATATTTTTCATGTCGTCAAACACGTCACTCGGCATTTGAGCAAGCGGCCACGCAAAAGGGGAGCCAATCACCGGCGCACCACTCCCCACCCCAAGATAAGCAGCGACACTGGCGGCATCACTTTTACCCAGCATGGCACGCATGAACTCACTGAGCGAGGTCACTGCTGCCTGCTTTTCACCCGTAAAATAGGGCATGGTATTTTGCTGCGTTACCAGTTCCGCGATAGCTGTCAGTACATCGTTAAGGGGCTGCTTTCCATTCAGCAAAGTGTCAAGCCCGAGGTTTTTTCGTGCTTCCTCTGCCGTTGTCGCTCCTGTTCCTCCTGCATTAACCTGAAGTGCGATGACCTGACCGTTATTGACGACCCTTGCACCCCATTCCCCGTCTTCTCGAATGACCAGACATTTTTTCATGTCCGGTGTATAGAGTACGGTCTGATTTGGACTCGTAGGATTAACGATATTGAAAAGCCCGATATTCTGTAAAAACTTCTGTTTGTCTGGAATATCTGCGCCGTTCTCACGCTTAGCCAACATGCCAACAACCAGCGAATCAACGTACTCACGTGTTGCCAGTACGACCGACGGGTCAATTTTAAGGGTGATGGACGCCGCGCTCGATACAATCAGAATCATGCGAATGGTCTGCGTGCGGCCGCTTCCCTCCTGTAGTTGCGGCTTATATGTCTCCGGGCAGTTCGCCACGGCAATAAGTACACCTGCATCGTCATATAGACCAATTTCACGGATCCAGAATCCCCCCTCATTCTCAGGAATAATCTGTTCCGCGATAATCTGGTTGGTATTGGCCGGGTCAACGGTCAACAGGTTCAGCGGCGCGATGCGCTTCTGGTTAATGAGCTTCGTCTGCGCCGGGTCAGGGGTCGGCGGCGTACCATTTGCATCACCGACGGCCATCTGCGTCAGGTTGAGTTTGGTACCGAGTGCCGCCGCGTTCGCCAGCCGCGCCGCACCCTGATTGGTCAGAATGGCAAAATATTTTGCGGTCATGCGTTCACTCTCAGGTTATCAATCAAATGGATGGCCGAGGCCGGGTAATATTCACCGCCGACGATAATTTCCTCGGGGGTGTAGGGGTAAACGGTCAGCGCGTCGCCGTCGTAGCATCCCGCTCCGACATACAGCTCACCGGTTGTACTCAGGCTTATAGCAAGCCCTGTCAGGTGACGACTTGCCGGTTTGGCGTCTTCAATCAGGCGCTCAAGCTCCTGATACATTTCGTCAGTGATACCGCTATCGAGTACGCCGACAACGAGGCGGAATGTTCCTGGCTCTTCGTCGAGCTGCCACCACTCGCGTACCTCAATCAGAAAGCCGAGCGGCTCAACCACTCGACGCAATGCGCTGATGGTGCCTTTGTGCTGATGGACGAAAAAGGAGGATGCGCAGACGCTGCGCTTTGTCGCCTCCGTCCACTTCTCATCCCACCTGTCAACCGACAGCGCCCACGCCAGATAAGGCAGCAGGTTTACCGGGCAGGTGCGCCAGTTCCACAGGGTGCGCAACGGTACCGGTACGCGCTGAATCTCAGAGAGTGCGGCAGCGGCGGCAACTTCCAGCGGCGACGAGCCAACGGGTAACAGCCGGTCACTCATCCGAGCCCCCGATAGTTATCTGGTACTCGGTGCAGTTCGACGCCTGCGACTTACTCAGCACAATGTCGGCCTGCGGTGATGCCAGCTCGACACGCTGCACCCCCTCAACATGCAGCGCCGCGTAAATGGCTGACAGACGGATATCACGCCCGAGGCGGTGCTGCGCGCTGATGTAGCTCTGCAGCTTCTGCTCTGATGCCTGCCTGATGGGCTCAGATTCGGGGCCGGGGTAAACGTAGAGCGTCGCGTCAATCTGGTACGGCACAATCTCGGCTGACTGGACGGTCACCCGGTCGGCCACCGGGCGCACATCTTCGGCATTCAGCGCTTTATCAACAATCGCCAGTAAATCAGGGCTGGCGGTGCCGTCACCCTCTCGGGATAACACCGTAATCGTCACGCAGGCTGGCGACGGGCTTGCGACCGAAACGTCAGCGACCCGCCCGTCGGCGCTGCGACCGTGATACTCGTATGCGCCGACCGGCCCCGCCACGCTCAAGCCCTCAAACGCCTGTTGCGTGCGCAGACGCAGGTCAGTATCGGATTCCATAACGGCAGGTGTCGGCGGGATGGTGGTGTCATCCGCCGGGGTGATGGTCAGGCGTTCGGTATTGTTGTTCCCGGCCACGACGTCGAGGTCGTTACCGGCGGAGTAGGCCAGCGTCACCGCCTGCGCGGCTTCGTTCACCCGCTGACGCCAGATAACTTCACGGTAGGCGTTTTCCTGCAGCAGCTTAACAATCGGCTCTGACTCAAGTGTGAGCGTCCGGGCAATGGCCTCCTGCTGGTCTTCGGGATAGAGCGAAATCAGCGTCGCAATGCGTTCCGCAAGGATAGTTTCATAGTCCAGTTCCTCAACCACATCGGGAACGGGTAACTGACTCAGGTCAACGGTTGCCATAGTGATTTAACTCAGTGAAACAGTGGTTGAAACTGACGCACCGGTATCGGTACGCATCCCGGTAATATCGACATACATCTCGCCAGCGTCACCAGTCTCAAAGCTGATGGATGTAAGCCTGATGCGCGGCTCCCACTTCTGGATAGCCGAATAGCATGCCACCATAATTTGCAGCCTGAGCGCCGGGTTTTGCGGCATATCAATAAGCGCTGAAAGAAGCGAGCCATATTCACGACGCATCACCCGCGAGCCTACCGGCGTCAGCAGAATGTCGCGCATGCTCTGGCTGATGTGTTCAGTGTCGCTGATACCGAGGCCGGTATTTCGGTTCATACCCTGATAACGCACTGTCATTGAATCCCCTTCGTCCAGCTTCCGCCGCTCTGCACATTGCCGTGGTCATGGTCATCAACCTGCACACCGTTAGAGGTTAATTTCCCGCCAGAATGCTCGATGTTGCCTTTCATCGTGCCGCCCTTTTTCACCTCAAGCGTCGCCGTCGTCAGCTTATTGGTGCAAATCACCTCCGGGGTGTCGAGGGTGATACTGGTCGAGGCTTTCACCAGTACCAGCGGTACGGTTGCGGTGATGGACTCCGATGCCGTCACGTCGGCCGTTTTTATGCCGCTGACCGTCAGCGCGCCGGTTTCGGGCTCGTACTCAATGACCGCACCATCAGGGAAAGCCACATGCCACGCATCCGCCGAGGCAGACGGGGCGGGGTTATCGTCGGAGAAAATACCCGGCAGCACGAAAGCGGTATCAAGCTCGCCACCGATTGCCAGCAGCAGAACCTGCTCACCGACCGAGGGAGCCCACCACGTCCGCGAACGACCGGCGCGGGTGGTCAGCCAGTTCAGCCATGTAGTCTGGATCCCGCCGCTTTGTACGCGGCACAGCCCCTGCACGGTATCAACCTCAGTCACCACACCTGAGCGGATGAGGTTGCGAATCGCACGCGCGAGCTCCTGTATCGTGGATAACGTATTCATAGTGCAAGGATGCCTCTGGTCTGGAACCGCGCCAATTCGCGCGCCTCCGGTGGTGGTTCACACAATATTTATTTGCCGAGGTGCCTGATAATGACGTCTTCAATCATCTGCTCATCGTCGCGGGTGAAACCGAGCAACGGGCGGGCATCGTACTGCACATCCCGGCTGTTGCGGTTTGGCCGGTCTTTGAGCCCGTACTGATGCACCCGCGCCATGCGCTGCACCTTGCCGGTAAACTCCACCACCGCCGCACTTTCGATGCCTTTGGCTTTCATAAAGCGACTGGTGCGCAGTTTGGCGAACATTTCGCGCTTAATGCGGCCTTTCTTGCTCCGCACCGGCTGGCGCTTTCGCGCGGCATACGGGGTGCCGTCGGGTGCCTGCTGGCGCTTGATACGCTGTTGCTGACTGGTACGCAGCTTTTTCGCAATCTCAGCCGCCATTTGCCGACGCGCCGCCGGTGACAGGCTGGCAATCAGACCGGCAAGGCGTTCCTGCAGCGCGGTTAACTCACTCATCCCACTTACTCACCAATTCGCCGTTAACGTACAGCTCGACCGGGCGCGTCACCGGCTCAGGCAGCGGTGGCTCAGGGGCATAGCTGACATGCAGCGCGCCGTCGACCTCTTTGACGAGCGTGCGCTCGGTGAGCTTCAGGCTGATACTGATATCGAGCGAATCGTCGTTATTGATATCAATAATCCAGGTGAATCCTTTTTCCCGCCCGTCGTCGGTGGTCATAATGTCCGGCTGATGTTCACGCAGCCACGCCTGCACCGGCACGAATATCAAATCGAGGTCGCCGGTGAAGTCGGTCACCACCACGTTAAGCACGTACACCTTTTCAAACGACAGCGAGCTCGCCAGTCGGGAATCTGTATGGCCGTTGTCGGCAAACAGACGCAGCATATCGGGGTTGTTTCGGAGCTGCGGCACGGCGTTAATCAGCGCTTTGCGCAGGCTTTTGTGCTTCTGCATCGAGTTCATCCTGACAGTGTTTGACGGTTTTAACCTGCAGCGCGCAGGCGGTCAGCGCGCCCTCAAGGCGGCGGATATCCGCGCTCAGGTCACCATTGATTTTCGGGTCACTTCCCGGCATTGGGCAAAGGCTCACCCTCGGGCATCCGCTGACCACAATCACCGGCGCTGGCGCATGCGGTGCGGGTGTGCAGCCGACGCACAACATCAGGTAAAGCAGCGTTATACCAGCGGCGAAAGGCTTCATTTTCATTAAGTAACCTCGTTATCGTCTGCTCGCGGCGGCTGGCTTCCTCGCTGGCCTTTGCGAGCTGTTCGCGCAGTGCCACCTGCGCAGATTCATTACGTCTGGCAAGCTGACCGGCAACACTGAGCTGATTTTTCAGCATGCCAATCGTCGTCTTTTGTTCGCTCGCGACGCGGTTTGCTGTCTCAAAGGAGCGGGATAAATTGCCGTTCTCATGGCGCAACCACAGCAGCCCAAGCACAGCCAGCACCAGCGCAGAGGCCAGAAACATCACAATGACTCTGGACACAGACCAGCCCCCTCAATGCGCTGGCGGTAGGTCTCGCGAACGGCCTTGAAGGTCAGCATACAAATCAGGTAAATCAGAGCCGTAAGGATCCAGCCAGCCCCAAGCAGACAGCCCGTGGTAACAGAGAAAATAATGAGAGACCATGCCCGACGCCCCTGAGATGGCTTACGGCAAAAGACGGCGCGAAATACTTTCATCAGGTCTGGATTGACGGGAATATTTTTGCCCGTATTTCGCAGCCAGTGCTCATAAGCGACCACACCGGCGACGCTCGCCGTAATGCAGATGAAACTGCCAAACAGCGCCCACGCGGCAACAAAGTTGACGGCGGCGCTTTGCGGCGATGCCAGTCCCCAAAGCAGCAACAGTGCCAGCAGGGCATCGAACATCAGGGAACGTAAATATTTTTTCATTGGGTTACTCCTTTCATGCAATACGCCAGTTCCCGCGCGCGGCGGTTTTCCAGCCCTTTGTTTTTAGTGCCATTGACGTACACCCAGCGGGTAAGCTGGTCGCATGCCTGCCACCACTGATGACGCTTGATGTAAGAGACCAGCGTCGAGCGACAGGCTGCGCCGGTGCCGACGTTAAAAGAGAAACTGACCAGCGCGTCGTAAACAGGTTGCGGCATGGTGACCGGCACGCAGACCGCGAGACGGCGCTCGGTATTCAGCACGTCGGCGACCAGATTTGCCGCCGCTTCACGCTCGGTGATATCGCGTTTCGGTACCACCCCGGCAGTGTGGCCGATGCCTGACGTCCACACGCCCGCGCTACACTGGTAAGGTGTCAGGCGACACCCTTCAAGGTCGACAATCAGCGCCAGACCGTCAGGCGAGGTATTCAGCAGACGAAAATCAGGCATCAGTGCCGCCAGCGCCAGCACTGCGGCCACACTGCAACGTTTAACGATTGAGCTCACGGGTCACCCCTTTGTCGATTCCCATTTCGGTCAGGTAACGAAAGGTTTTGCGCCGGTACCAGAAATTCACCGCCGCCGTAAAAATGGCGCACAGACTACCTACATACAGCGCCAGCTTTTCGGGTGACATTGCCCCGAAATACGCCAGACCCACGGCCAGCCAGTAGGCGATAAACGTGGTGATTTTTTCCATACTCAGTCCCATAGGTTCAGGGTCTCCGCCGTCGGTGAGGTTTCAACGTCGGGCAGGTCAATCGCCGTGCCATGCGGCAGAATGACGCCCAACTCAGACAGACCGGGATTGGCCTGCAGCACCGTCTCGACCACGTTCTCAGTGCGCCCGTAATACCGGGCGCAAAGCGCGTCGAGGGTGTCGCCCTGCATCGCGTAGACTTTCATCAGAGCTGACCCACGATGCAGCGCGGCTTATCCTGCAGGCGCGAGACCGACCAGCGCATATCCCGCCACAGGTCATCAATGGTGGTTTCGACGCTGTCGGCTTTTTTGTCACCCTTGCCGGTGGCCTCAACCCCGCGATAACGCTCATACAGGGTGGCGGTCGCCATCGCCGTCACGGCGCTGAGGTAGTGGAAAATGCGCACATTCTCGCCGTCGATTTCCTCGGCGTCAGGCACGTCGGCCAGTGTCTTAAACCCTGCGGCAATCTGGCGCAGCCGGTAGTCGTAAAGCTCCGCATTGGTTTCCGCCATGCCGGTCTTGATGGCGTTGCGCAGGCGCGCATCGGAAACCGTCTGCTCAAGGCGCATCAGCTCTCGCACCCGCTTCGGATCCACATCAGGGAAAAAGAACGTGTTTTTAATCACTGCGTCGCCCGTCTCCGGTGCGGGAATCACCACGCCCGCTACGTCCTGCGGTTCGTCGGGCTGATTCAGTATTACTGTCGTCATGACAACCTCATTAGGTTGGGCGGTGGACGCCGGTCGCCGTCAGGGTCAAAACCCGCTTTGACCGGCGTGCCGCCCGGCTCGGGGAGCGTTCAGTTAACCGGCGGTTTTTACCGCCTTTGGTGGACGCCCGCGCTTTGCCGCCGGTTTGGTGGCAGGTTTGCGCGTGCGCGGTTTAGTCGTTTTACGGGGCGCGGCCTCGGGCTTAGGCTTCAATGTCCGCTCCAGTCGCTCAATCTCTTTGCGCACACCGGCATTGCGGTCGAGTTGCATCGCGCGCTGAAACTGCGCCAGCGCGTCGGCGTTCTTACCGGCATCACGCAGGGTCAGGCCAGTCACCTTATGCAGACGGGCGCGCACCATATCGGGAACGTCAGCGCCGTCGGTCAGGCTGAGGGTGGTCAGCAGTAATGCAAGGTCGACAGGCTCACCGGCATCGCGCAGGCGCAGTGCAGCAAGTGCCACCTCCTCAACCAGCATGTAAGGCGTGGTGCGACGATGGTCTGAGGTGAGGCCGTATTTCAGCGCGTAGGGCGCAATCTCCAGCGCGCCAGCAACGTCACCGGCATCGAGTCGCCACAGCATGACGGTCATCAGAATGTCATCCTGTGCGCCACGGCCATCAGCCAGCACACCGGCGACCCACGGCGCGTAGAATGGCAGCAGCTCGCGTTTTTTCGCGGCTTTCAGTTCGTTTGAACGGATGGTTTTCAACGTGCGGCGGTCATCGGCCAGCTTTACCAGCATCTGCTCATAGGCGGTTGCGTGGCGCAGCGGGGCTTTTTCCCGCTGCGCGGCTTGAGAGGCCGAGACCCGCATCATGTGACGCTGTGCGGGGCTCGTCATAGGCTTACTCTCCGCTTTCCGGTGCTGCAGGTGCGGTGAAATCGCCCAGGGTGATGTTTTCCAGCAGACACCCGGCGGCATACGCCTCGACCACATAGTCGATGTTCATCGACTCGTAGTTTTCCACGCGGTCTTTTTTCGGGTTCTCATCAATGCTGCGGCGGTGGCTCTCATCCATGAAGTAGATAGAGAGATTTTCCAGCGTGGTCACGAATACCGCATTCGCCGGGAAGTACGGCACGCGCACGGCTGGCAGGTTGCCGATGCGCTTCTGGCTGATGATGATATCCGCCGCGAGCGACTCGGTGTTTTCCTGCTGTTTGTTGACCAGTGGGAAATATTTGTCAGCCAGCAGCTTACGGCCAACGATGGCAACGAGTTTCGGGTCATCCTGATAAATCTCGTCAATCAGGGTGTTGGTACCGTCCATCACCAGCGCGTCGAGGTTCTCATAATCGCCGTTTTTGCCAACGCGAATCACGTCAGAAATAACGGTACCGTCCTCAGCGGTGATTTTGCTCATCACGCGCGCCGGGGCTTCGTTGCGGTACTTCTGCAGCCAGCCGACGGCCACATCCTGCAGCATCGGGTTTTTGCTGCGGTCTGAGGTATCAGCGCGGGTGGTACCGTTGAACCCAGCCATGATGAAATCCAGTGCCTGACGCTGGACAATGGCGTCGCGGATGCGGCGCTGGAAGTCCTGAAAACGCGCCCACAGGTCGAGGCGTTTATAGGTCAGGTGGAAGTCAAAGTTAATCTGATTGCACTCGTACTTGTTGGACTCAAGCGCGGTGAAATCTGCGGTCTGGCGCTCTTTGTCGCCCGAGGTGTCGGTCGTGCTGGCGATGGTGCCGGTCACACCAACGCCGATTTTCTCACCCTTCATTTCTGCGACCGGCAGAATATTAATCGTCTGCAGAAACGCGGATGACGCCTGCACGGTGTTCATCAGCGTTTGCGTGACGGACGGCTCGACGGTGAATTTTTTGCTGACGTCATCAACGCTGATGCCGTTCAGTTTGGCGAGCTGGGTCAGATAGGCATTGAACTTAAAACGGGTTTCCTGACGCATAGTATTTCCTGTTTGAATTAATCGGTTAGTCACAGCATCGGGCGGGTTGCCGCCCGGTTTCGGTCTGCGGTTTATCAGCAGTCGGTCAGCAGCTCATCGCCGCCACCGCCGCTGGCTTTTGTGCGTCGCGGCTGGCTGAAACTTTCGGTTTTGTCGAGGGTGGTTTTCAGGGCGGAAAATGCCTGGCTGGTTTCTTCAACCTTGCCGGTCAGCTCCTGTTTGAAGGCGGCAAACGCGGTTTCCATAGCGGAAAGGCGCTCATCCTGTTTGGTCAGGTTGGTCTGCACATGCTCGCTGACGGTGGTCACCGCCTCATGCACATCATTAAGGCGCGCATCGTCGCTGACCTGCTTACGGCTGAAAATAGCTTTCACTTTATCGGCCAGGCTGTTGAACACCGTGTCGGGAACGTCTTCAAATTCCAGCTCGGCCAGCGTGGCGGCGGAAAAGACGTTTTCAGGGTTAGCCTTAAAGCGCTGCAGCGGGTTGTGCTTCGCGTTGCGGCAGAATTCGAGATATTCAGTACCGAGGCTCGCTGGGTCATCGGTGACCGCAAGGCCAACGAGATAGCATTTGCCGGTATTGGCAAAATTCGGCTGAATTTCCATTGAGGTGTAGACCTTCTGCGCGGCTTTATTCATCGCAATAAGGTCATCGGTCGGGGTGATTTTAGCGAACAACGCCCATTTGCCGTTAAGCGCAGAATCGTCGTCAATCTTCTCGGCTTTCAGCTCGGCCACATCGCCATAACGCTTGAATATGCCATCAGGCAGCAGGCCGCGCAGGTGTTCGAGGTTGATGCGGCAACCGTAGACGCGCGGGTCGTAGGTTTCGGCCATTTCCTGAATATCGCTGGCGCTGATAATGCGCCCGTCGCAGGTATCACCCTCGACGCCGATGCGGAACCACTTTGAGACTTTTTTTGCCATTGTCAGGAGTCCTGAGGTTGGGGTTACTGGTCACCGCCAGTTTCCAGACTCAGGGCGCGCCAGACCACCGATGACGACTGGATAACCGCCCACACAACAGCACCTTAGCGAATCACTGACGGCCATTAAGTAGCCTTGCCCTGAATCCACTACGGCGAGGCATCAATGACCATTTCCACCGATACAACCTTGTTGCATGACCCGCGACGGCAGGCATCGCTGCTTTACTGGCAGGGTTTTTCCGTGCCACAGATTGCCGAAATGCTGCAGGTCAAGCGCCCGACCGTGCAGAGCTGGAAGCAGCGCGACGGCTGGGACGGTATCGCACCGATTTCCCGCGTTGAAAGCAGCCTTGAGGCGCGCCTGATTCAGCTCATCGCCAAGCCGCAAAAGTCAGGCGGCGACTTCAAAGAGATTGACCTGCTCGGGCGACAGATTGAGCGACTGGCACGCGTTAACCGCTACAGCCAGACCGGCAACGAGGTCGACCTAAACCCCAATGTCGCCAACCGCAACAAGGGCGAGCGTAAGAAGCCGAAAAAGAACTTTTTCAGCGACGAGGCTATCGAAAAACTGGAGGAATTATTTTTCGACCAGTCTTTCGAGTACCAGTTGCAGTGGTACCGCGCAGGACTGGCGCACCGTATTCGCGACATTCTCAAATCCCGCCAGATTGGCGCGACGTTCTATTTCTCCCGCGAGGCGCTACTGCGCGCGCTCAAGACCGGCCACAACCAAATCTTTCTGTCGGCCAGTAAAACGCAGGCTTACGTGTTCCGCGAATACATCATCCAGTTTGCGCGACTGGTCGACGTCGACCTGACCGGCGACCCGATTGTCATCGGCAACAATGGCGCAAAGCTGATTTTTCTCGGTACCAATTCCAACACCGCGCAGAGCCATAACGGCGACCTGTATGTCGACGAAATATTCTGGATCCCGAATTTTCAGAAGCTGCGCAAAGTCGCGTCGGGCATGGCCTCGCAGAAGCACCTGCGCTCAACCTACTTTTCGACACCTTCCACGCTGGCGCACGGCGCTTACCCCTTCTGGTCTGGCGAGCTGTTCAACAAGGGGCGCAGCCGGATTGCCGACCGCATCGAAATCGACATCAGTCACAGCGCGCTCGCCGGTGGCCAACTCTGCGACGATGGCCAGTGGCGGCAGATTGTCACCATTGAGGATGCCCTTGCCGGTGGTTGCACCCTGTTCGACCTCGACCAGCTCAAACGCGAAAACAGTGATGAGGACTTTAAAAACCTGTTTATGTGCGAGTTTGTCGACGATAAAGCGTCGGTATTCCCGTTCGAGGAGCTGCAGCGCTGCATGGTCGACGTGATGGAAGAATGGGAGGACTTTGCCCCGTTCTCCGACCATCCGTTCGGCTCGCGACCGGTCTGGATTGGCTACGACCCGTCACACACCGGCGACAGCGCCGGGTGCGTTGTGCTCGCGCCGCCGGTGGTCTCGGGTGGCAAGTTCCGCATGCTGGAGCGCCACCAGTGGAAAGGAATGGACTTTGCCGCTCAGGCTGAGGGCATCCGCAAACTGACCGAGAAATACAACGTCGAATACATCGGCATTGACGCAACCGGCCTCGGCCTCGGCGTGTTCCAGTTGGTGCGCTCATTCTACCCGGCTGCACGCGGCATCCGTTACACCCCTGAAATGAAAACCGCAATGGTGCTCAAGGCGAAAGACACCATTCGCCGCGGTTGTCTGGAATACGACGCAGGGGCGACCGACGTCACACAGTCGTTTATGTCCATCCGCAAAACCATGACCAGCAGCGGGCGCAGCGCTACCTACGAGGCCAGCCGCACCGAGGAAGCCAGTCACGCCGATATTGCATGGGCGACCATGCACGCCCTGTTAAACGAACCGCTTTCCGCCGGTAGCGGCATGCAGCCTAAATCTATTCTGGAGTTCAACTAAAATGGGTAAGCAAAAATCCCGTAAAGCCGCTGTGCAGAAAGCCAGCAAGCCACAACAACTGACCGCCAGCGCACCACCAAAAACGACAGCGTTCACCTTCGGCGAGCCGGTGCCGGTACTCGATAAGCGCGACATTCTGGATTACGTCGAGTGCATCAGTAACGGCAAATGGTACGAGCCGCCGGTTAGTTTCTCCGGGCTGGCAAAGAGCCTGCGCTCTGCCGTGCATCACAGCTCGCCGATTTACGTTAAACGCAACGTCCTCGCGAGCACCTATATTCCGCACCCACTGCTTTCCCGTCAGGATTTCAGCCGCTTTGCGCTCGACTATCTGGTGTTCGGCAACGCCTTTCTTGAGCAGCGGCACAGCGTCACCGGCCAGTTAATCAAGCTACTGGCCTCACCGGCCAAATACACCCGTCGCGGGGTCGACGACTCGATTTTCTGGTTTGTGGAAAACTTCACTCTGCCGCATGAGTTCGCGCCTGATACCGTGTTTCACCTGCTGGAGCCCGACATTAATCAGGAGATTTACGGCCTGCCCGAATATCTCAGCGCGCTTAATTCCGCCTGGCTGAATGAATCCGCGACGCTGTTCCGCCGCAAGTATTACCAGAACGGCGCGCACGCGGGTTACATCATGTATGTGACCGACCCGGCGCAAAGTGCGACCGACGTCGAATCGCTGCGCGAGGCGATGCGTAACTCGAAAGGGCTAGGCAACTTTAAGAACCTATTTTTCTACGCCCCCGGCGGAAAACCGGACGGCATTAAAATCGTGCCACTGAGCGAGGTCGCCACAAAGGATGACTTTTTCAACATCAAGAAAGCCAGCGCAGCCGACCTGATGGACGCCCACCGCGTACCGTTCCAGCTCATGGGCGGCAAACCCGAGAATATCGGCTCACTCGGCGATGTTGAGAAGGTGGCAAAGGTATTCGTGCGTAACGAGCTGTCACCCCTGCAGGACAGGTTCAGGGAGGTAAACGACTGGCTCGGCATGGAGGTCATCAGGTTCAAAGAGTACACCCTCGACAACCCGGAATAACTTAGGCCGCCTCAATCTCTGCGCTCATCATTGAAGATGCAATCTGCTAAAGCTATAGTGCATCAGATATCAAAACAATGGGCGCGGAGATTAATACCTTGGAAGCTGATTTTAAAATAACCCTCGAAGGTTTCACTACTGAGCAAGAAGCAAATAATATCGGTAATTTCACGCTAGAAGCTATTCGAGCCTTAACAAAAAACCTCAATCTTGATATCTCAAAATTAAAATGCGTGGTTGTTTCCTATAATTTCAGCGAATCTCTTCAAAATGTGACTTCCATTTACCAACACAAATCCCCTAGTTCATTTACCAATAGCAAACAGGGCGCAGCCGTCGGGCAGTTAGTAACAAAAATTGGCAGTGACGGGCTATGTGAAGAATATACTCTTGTGCTATCTATTGATTTTTTTGTTGAGCTTTTTAATGAAGGTGGCTTCCTGAAATTGAATGAAGAAGGATACCGCGCAGTCATCCATCGCATTCACCATGAGTTAGTGCACGTACATGAAAAAAACTTACTAACATGCTTAGCCCAAAACTTTACGGTCAACGAGTATGGCGACGCGCTGCTTATCTCAGCCACGCGTGCATGGTCTGAATATCTTGCTAATTACATGTCTTCGGGGTCAGCCCCTCAAGAGACTATCGATTTATTTCTAGAAAATCTTGATACTGTTGTAAATGAAGTGTCTGACGAGATTGAAAATCTCATTCTGAACTATAAAAGAGACAATATTTCTCTGAATGAAATGTATCTCGAAGCAAAAAAACGCTTCAAGCTAATAATCAACTCCTATGCTTATGCGATAGGTTACGTCCATTCTCTAAACATCGATATTAATGAATACGATCCCAAATTAGCCCTTACACTATCCAATTCAAAAATAAGAAATCAATTATCAGAGTTAGGCGCTGCCTTTCAGAATCTTTATGAAAAATTCAATGACCAACGCATTACAAGTTTTGATGATTATCGTGAGATAACATTAGTCATTGATGAAATATACAAGCAGTTTGGGCTTGCTTTAGAGTGCCCCGACTGGTCTAGTGACAGTGGACTCTACATACATGTAAATTAGGTTAATGTTTGTAGAAACATTATTAGCAGTTTAAATCCCACCACTATTGTTAAGCCGCTGTCTCTAAGCGGCTTTTCCATACACAACCACCATCACGCCTCAGACGCGCCACGCGCGCACGACCACACCAGACCACCAACGAGCCGACAGCAACCACGCGCGCGCCATTACGACGCGCTCAGACGATAATTTTTATTATTACGCACCACCGTTGGCGCGCAATGCTTTCCCCGCCACGCCTGCCCGCTTTATGGGTCGGTTTTAATGCAGTTGCATGACCACTCTGGATCCGCGCCAGCTCTGGCGGCACACGACGAGAACGGGCAACCCCGGCGCATGCAAAACAATGCACCTGTTGCATGCACGGCTAAAAAACAGGGAAATCGCGGAAAAATGGCATAAAAAAACCGGCATTCACGGTGCCGGTTTGGAGCGGTCTATACGGGACAGGCTAACGCCTCGCGGGGCTCGTTGTTCAACCCCGCCAGCACTGAAAGCGAGTTTCAGCACCGGCGGCGTTTGTCACTATATTGTTTAATTGTCGAGTATCGAATCGATCTCACCCGTTCGCACGTTTACGCGTGCCGCTACGGTCTGTTTGACCACGCCGCCATAGGCATTAGTACCGCGAAACGTTGTTTTTACAACGGCATGCGGGTCTTTATTCAAAATCAGATGGTAGACCGTTGAAACGTGTTTATAAGAGGAATCATCATTCATGCTGGCTTTTATCAGCTTCTCTAACGGGCGATAAGAGCCATCCCAACCGCTAAAATTACCCTGAAATGCGTCAAGGTTGATTTTATTATTCAGAGATTGTGGATCCTTCTCGAAGTCGTTGAAACACCAACCCAACACATCACCGAGCTTTAACGCATCATCTTTAGTAAAAGTGTACTCACTCATACAGGCATAAAAGGCATCAGCAGAGCTGGCCGGTACACCTTTGAAACCCACATAGCCTTTAACGATATCGTGCCGGGTTTCTTTTGGCTCGTTGCGATATTCTTTGAGGGTTTTATCTGCGTACTCAAACGTTGGCGTAGCCGGTTCCGCTTTAACCGCCGGTACGTCAGTTTTTGCCACAGGCTGACTTTTTTCAGTCGGCCATAAGATTGAGCCAATAACGCCCAGCGCCAGACAGCCACCAAGGTAAACCGCACTAGAGCGCTTACGGTTCGGCATTCTAACCAGCGACGGCTTGATTAACCCCACGATAAAAGCAATAAAGAGAGCCAGAGATAAAAATGCTATTAAGGTATCCATGATTTTCCTTTGTGTGTAATCCCCATACAAAACAACCCCATGCTATCAAACATAGGGTCGATGGTTGCACAATTTTCAGGGATTAACGCCAGCTCTCATCTTCCCACACTTCCTGAAGGATACTATCCAGCGCTTCGCGGTCTGAATCTTTATCGAACCCCATCAGCTCGACACCGGTCATGGATCCCTTTTTAACCGTAACGCGCGTTGACGGGAATACAGACTGTATTCGCCTGGTCAATTCGCATTGAAAGGCATCAATTACCGGCTGGCCTATTTTTTGTTCTTTATCCAACGTGATATTTACTTTCACTTTGCCCTCCTTTGCAAATGTTTCATCAACAGGCGGCGCGGAAAAAACAACGGAAAAGTTATTATTTTTCATTAGGTTGCCTCTTGCTATTTCCGCGATTAGATTCAATGCGATTTCACGGTCTCTTTCCTGACAAGTACCTTCAGCCGTCAGACGCGCAATCATTTCGACCCGCTCAATCATAACGTGCTCGTTTAGCTCTCTATCCACACAACCTCCACTACGAGATACTGTATAAAAATACAGTATCACGTATTGGCAAAAGGTGTGAAGAAAAAAATCACAGTTAAATACACTGTATGTACATGATATGGATGAATATTAGCGGTTACATTTTCGTTGCCAGTTCAGCTAAAGCCGCAACACGACTAAGGGTTTTCCTGGCTCTAGCCTGATGCGATGGCGCTGCGGAAAATATTTCTCCTTTGGACGTTCCGCGTAGCCATTTGCCATCAAAACAACTTTTACCACCGGCCATCAGGTGCAGCGCTTCGCCCCGGCTGATTGTGATGCCGGTTGTCAGATGTATCTCGTCGATAGTTTTCGCTATAGCTGTGTTTTGCTCATCCGTTCCGTGGATAAATTTTCGCCGAGTTGCTGGCTTTTGCTTCCTTAGTCGGTTGGTCAACTCTCGTCTTTCACGCTGACTCAGAGGTTTTGTTAAATCCAGTATCGGTGGATCGCTTTCGCTTCCCGTACAGTTATTGACAGAACTCCGAGAGGGCGCAGGAGCGCCCTTAAAGTCAACGGCCAAATCAACGGCACGCTTCGGAACAATTTTCCACTGCGTGAGTCGGGTCAAAATCGGGGTGCCGGCACCGATAGCGGAATCGTACACGCCACGGATGCAGACTGTTTCCTCACCATACTGGTTAAACTCGGTGCGCGGCTCGTACAGCGTTCTCACCTGCAAATCATCGCGACGAACAAACGGACCACCCTGCGCATTAACGTAGCCAGCCCAATCACCGGCGTCGGCGGCATCATGGACGGCTGCAAACTCAACGCTCAGACCGTGCGCGGTCTCTGTGTCAGCGAGACGACGCAACTCACGGTAGACCGTCACCGGCGCACCGCCGACAAACTGAAACTGACGGATGTGCCAGCGCGCCGCCCATGCTGAAACGGCTGGAGCTGTCTCTTTCAGCAGCTCACCGCTTTCGTCATCGGTTTCACCATCGAGAGCATAGCCGTCGATGTTTTTTGAAATGTATTTAGCAACATAGCCGGTAGCGCTGCCCTTTTCCGGGTCGATGGCTTCGGCATGAAAGCGCGCCTTTTTGGCTTTGACGCTTCTCAATTCGTGGTGGTCTTCATCCCACGCATAATCACGAATGATAAGGCGCACGCGCTCAACGTCTTCCGGCAGCATGAACATAAGCATGTGCCAGTGAGGCGTCCCGTCGTGATGAGGCTCGGCAACACGTATGCCGAAAATGCGGATTTCTTCCCGGTGCAACTTGGCACGTATGCGCGCCCAAAGGCCGGTTAGATAGCTCTGCGTGTCTGACGGGCTGGCTCCGTTCCATTTGCTGTTACGGTAACCCGCTTTAGTGGTGGCGTGATATTTAGACGGCGCGGTCAGGGTGTAAAACTCACCGACATAACCGAGCTCATTGCAGATATTTTCAAACCCACGGATGCGGGTCATCAGCTCGCAGCGGCGTATCGCAGGGTTAGCGACAGAACCGTCGTATTTTTCAATCAAGCTGATGCGGTTGCCGTCTTCGTCTTCGAGATCCAACCCCTTGAGAAATTCACGCGTGCGGCGCTTTTGCTCACGCCAATCGGTCACGCAGTTTTTACTCGCGTAGGCGTGTCGTTTCTTGCTGACGTTGCCGACAGCAATTTGCAGATGTTCCCGCCATGACGCCGCAATGCGTCGCAGACGGCCACGCCACCAAACCTCATTAAACATGCGCATTACTGCCGGGGCTATTTCATCCTGCCCGACATACTTTTTGGTCACGCGCTCCCAATGCGGCGGGGTAACGTTAAATTGCAGTGAAATAAAACCGGCGCGCATATACCAGGTATACAGTGTTTTAAGCTCGCTAAATCCGGTGTCATCAATGTCAGCCAGTTCGGCGCGAATGAAATTAGCGATATCAGCGGCCAGCAGGTCGATATCGGCGCGCGACATATCAGGGAGGCGGTTGAATCTGGCAACCATATTGACCATACGTGACGCCAGATATTGCATGAGTTCAGTATCAAAATGACCACCGAAAACAGCGGCTGACACTTTGCTGTCAATGCCCGCGCACTCGTATTTTTTTGCGACCAGTTCCAGACGCGGCAATGCCTTTTTGCAGAAGCTGATTAAAAAAGCATTGGCTCGTTGACTGCCCTGATTTTGCTCCAGCACCGCAGCGGTGCGATAAACGTCAAAGCGCACGCACTCAGGTTGGAGAGAAAGCACTTTTCTCGCATGCAGTAAAGCCGCGAACATACGGTCGCGGCGATGCTGTTGGTCATATGTAAGGTACGGGCTGGCTATTGCCGACCGTGGGGCATTCCACGGATAAGCATAGTTAACGCTTACCCGCATAGTTCCCCCATTTGCCTGCGCTGTATGCTTAACATTACATAGCCGGGAGCCCACTCGTTAAGGTCAGTTACATGAGTCACTAGCATGTAGACAAAAGCGCCGGTAAAACCGACCAGTGTCGGGTCATATTCGCATGGACCATACTCGTTTAAGCAAAGTAAATCCCCGACAGCAAAATCGCGGTCTGCAAGACGAAACTCGGCTTTTTTCGTTCCATTGAGGACGGCCTGAAAATACTCAGGCCTTATTTTTAGTTGGTGTGTTTTTCTCATGCCACCCCCTTGATTGAGCGGGCGCATAATTCACCAATACGTTCTATTTCAGCGGCCATTGCATCAAGGGTGGTAATTGATGATTGCTGAATATGGTGATGAATCAACCCGGAAATAAGCTGATTAATCTTCGGGTAATAGCCGATAGTGTCGAGCCATTCCTCGCCAGCTTTTTTCCCGGATTGAGCGACTTTTTTTTCATTCAGGATGAATTGATACTGGTCGCTGGTAATAACCCATTTGTCGCCTATTTCAATTCGAATAGCCATTTAAACGCCCCTGTAATGTTTGTGTTTGAGCTCGGCGATTTGCTGACAGGTCACGCAAAATGCCACGCCCGGAATCGCTATGCGGCGAGCTTCCGGGATTGGTGCGTCACATTCTTCTCAGATGAAACGAGAGGGCGCAGCGATACGGCTGCGCGCGTTGCTGATGTGGCGCTCGCGGTCTTCCTGCTCACGCTGTTGTGCTAAATCTATTGCGTCGGCCATTAGTGCAGCTCCTGAGATTCATTTTCATAGCGGGTGGCTTCGCGGCGCAGAAGCTCAGCCGCTTCAATCCCGTTCAAACCTTTTTTTGCGATATGTGTTGCCAGAGCCTCAAGACGAATTGAAACGGCGAGAGCGCGGTCTTTACGCTCTTCTTTTTTGGCATCGGTCAGCAGTACGGCCAGTGCATCGCTATCGGTGTGAAAGCTGCGGGTTTCGGTATTACGCATAATTGATTCTCCTGATTTCGGGCAATAAGAAGCCCGGCGGGTTTACGCCATTAAATTTCTGTTTGGATTAATTCGGCATGGTTAGCCGTTTTGGAAATAAGCTCACCACTGCACGAAAATGATTCATCGCTGTAATCAATGCTTTTTTCTCGTCAGTAGTCAGCTCACTTAATTCGAGCTCATGACGAGCCGCCGGTATTTTTGCCAGAAAGAAAATAGCGGCCAGCGCCCGAGTATTTTCTTCAAATTGTGGATCGCGTTTATCGCGCATATCATTGACAAAACGCTCAACCTCTTTCCAACTATCGCCCCAATATCTCGCACGTAATTCAGCTACGTGGTTGAGACCAGCCAGACGCTCGCCTGCCTTTAGCGGAACATTCGCGGAAACAGCTTCGATAGCCATGATTTCCCCTGTTTTTTGGTGGACAGGTCAGCCAGTAAATCAGACTGTGAGCGGCTCGGGTGCCAGCGCTTGCCGTCCTTGCCTGCGATCCAGCCGTGGCCGAAGTGCATGCCAGGACTTTGCTTAACGAGCAGAGACGCGAATGATGGTTCATTTTTCAGCATACGCACCTCAAATCAGCCCGAAGGATGCGCCAATACCGCTCATGGTATCGACCACGCTCGACATAGCGGGATTAGTCTGCAGTCGCGCATGCAACGCCAGCGCCGACAACGACAACATACGAATGCCAGCATTAACGCTTTCAATCATGTTGTGCTTACGGGCAGAGGTCAGGCGTTCATCAGATACCGCACCGCTCGCCAGCTCGCCGAGTTCACGCATTGCGCGCATGACATAAGACTGCAATTTGTCTTTAGCCAACTCATTAACCGGTACACATGGCAGGCAATGAATCTGCGCCAGAAAACCATCAACGAGGGTTGAGTCTTCGGTCAGGTCAGTCAGTAGCCACAATTCAGGTGGCGTGAACTGGTGAGGCTGTTCCGGGTTGAGCTTGTTACGTAACGTTTGAACGTTCATACCCGCACGTTCTGCCAGCTTCGCCATGTTGTGACGCTGCGCAAAAGCCCGGCATGCTTCGTCATAGTGGGGATGTTTGGAAACCTGAAAATCAAACATGTTGCATCCTTACAATTCACATAAAGTGAATTAAGCGCCGATGACGAGTTGAAAACGGGAATGACCCAACGCCTTACGCAACTGCTCTTCTTTCCAGCGTGCGTAATAAATGCGAATCGGGCCACCTGCTTTCTTGCAGCCTTTACGGATAGTACGGGGTTCGATTGGTACGCAAGGATTGTCGCCGGTCGTCCAACGGTAAGCGGTACGTTCAGAAACACCCTCAAGCTCTGCGAATTGTTGCAGAGTGACGATAGGTGCAGGCACTTTGATGATTGCGATTTCAGAAGCCATATTGCATGATTCCTTATTTGAAAATTTCTGACAGTGATTGCCAAAGTTTTGTCGACGTTTGCCATCAACTGCCACCAACAATCGAATCCTAATGCGATTATTCGCATTGGTCAACATGAGAATGCGATTTATGGACTTTGAAAGCCAAATATCAAACGAGGAAGTTTTAGACAGAATCTGTCAGGTCTACGGATTTACACAGAAAATCCAGCTCGCTAATCATTTCAATATCGCAGCCAGCACGCTGCAAAACCGCTATACGCGGGGCAACGTCTCCTATGATTTCGCTGCATTCTGCGCCCTTGAGACTGGCGTCAATATCCAATGGATCCTGACTGGTAAAGGACCACAAAAATCAGACGAAAACTCAAAATCGTCTTACGAGCTCCAGTCGTTCACATTAAGTGAAGGCCGACTCACTAAAACTGGAGATTTGAATATCGACCCCGAGCTTTTCGAAAAGCCTTTGAAAAGTGCCATCTGCGTTAAAAGCGAGAGCAAAAGCTACATCGCTGAGAAAGATGCGCCTTTAGCTGACGGCCTCTGGATTGTTGATGTTGAGGGCGCAATCAGCCTCCGTGAGTTAACGGTTCTACCCGGTAAAAGGTTGCATGTAGCAGGTGGAAAGGTACCGTTTGAGTGCGGGATTGATGAGATAAAAACGATTGGCCGTGTAGTGGGTGTATACAGCGAGGTTAATTGATGACTGTCCGTAAAAATCCGGCTGGCGGTTGGATTTGTGAGCTCTACCCAAACGGTGCAAAAGGCAAACGTATCAGAAAGAAATTCGCTACTAAGGGCGAGGCTCTGGCGTTTGAACAGTACACCGTTCAAAACCCGTGGCAGGAAGAAAAGGAAGACAGGCGCACGTTAAAAGAGCTGGTTGATTCATGGTATAGCGCTCATGGCATTACACTGAAAGACGGCTTGAAACGCGAGTTAGCCATGCACCATGCTTTAGAGTGTATGGGCGAACCACTCGCACGCGATTTCGATGCGCAGATGTTTTCCCGTTACCGAGAAAAACGGTTAAAAGGTGAGTATGCCCGTTCAAACAGAGTGAAAGAGGTATCACATCGCACGCTTAATCTTGAACTGGCCTACTTCCGGGCAGTGTTCAATGAGCTAAACCGCCTCGGAGAATGGAAGGGCGAAAACCCACTGAAAAACATGCGCCCATTCCGCACAGAAGAAATAGAAATGGCCTGGCTAACTCACGACCAGATTTCGCAACTGCTCGGAGAGTGTAAACGGCATGACCACCCTGATTTAGAAACTGTGGTCAGAATCTGTCTCGCTACTGGCGCCCGGTGGTCTGAGGCTGAGAGTCTGAAAAAAAGCCAGCTTGCGAAATACAAAATCACCTACACCAACACAAAAGGTAAAAAAAACCGTACTGTTCCCATCAGCAAAGAGCTCTACGAGTCACTACCTGATGATAAAAAAGGTCGATTGTTTAGTGATTGTTATGGCGCATTTCGGTCTGCACTGGAAAGAACAGGCATCGAACTACCGGCAGGACAACTTACCCACGTTTTGCGCCACACCTTTGCCAGTCACTTTATGATGAATGGTGGCAATATTTTAGTCTTGCAACGCGTACTCGGCCATACCGACATCAAAATGACGATGCGATATGCGCATTTTGCTCCTGACCATCTTGAAGATGCAGTAAGACTTAATCCATTGAACAAGACCTCTGCGGTAATGGAGTAG